AGCGGGGATTTGTCGCTCATTCGAAGCCTCCAACGACAGATGAGGGGGTCCATGTGGGGTCTACGAACCGGGCGAACCGGCCCTGGAAGCCGACCGTGGCCACGCCGCGGGCACCGTTGCGGTTTTTGTCGACCAGGAAGTCCGCTTCACCCGCCCGCGGTGACTCGGGGTCGTAGAAGTCGGGGCGGTGGATCAGGACCGCTACGTCGGAATCGTTCTCGATCGATCCGGTCTCGCGGGCGTCGGACAGGGCCGGCCGCTTGTCCTGCCGGTGTTCCGGGCCCCGGTTGAGCTGGCAGGCCATCACCATCGGGAGGCGGAACTCGCGGGCGATCTCCTTGAGATCGGAAACCAGCTTGGTCACTTCCCGCTGGCGGTTCTCCGCGCCCGGCGCTCCTTCCATGAGCTGCACGTAGTCGACAATCGCGAGTTGCGCGGGAGCGGTGCGGGCCATGCCGCGCAAGCGGGCCCGGATATGCGCCGGGGTGATCTTCGGCGCGTCATCGATCACCAGCGCCGAAGCCGCGAACCGCGACTGCGCGGCGGCGATCCGGTCCCAGTCGTCCTCGCTGAGGGTCTTCTCGGTGATGTGGCTGAGCGAGACCCCCGACTCCGCGGCGAGGAGGCGGTCGCCTACCTCGTCGCGGATCTGCTCGAGCGTGAACAGGATGCAGGGGATCTGGCGGCGCAGGCCCGTGTACCGGGCGAGATCCTGGACCACCACGGACTTGCCCAGGCTGGGGCGGGCGGCGACCGTCACCAGCTGGCCGGGGCGCAGCCACGGGATCAGCCGGCGCAGCTCGGCGTACGGGAACCGGATCATGCCGGGCGGGTCCGGGGATTCCAGCCGCTCCAGCGTGGACATGTACAGGTCCGCGGCGGTCACGGCGTCCGTGCGGGAGGCCGACGGGACGGCGAGCGCGTCATCGACCAGCTTGCGGATCATGTCACCCTGCTCGTCGGCGTCGAACCCCGGTCCGGCCGCGGCCTGCCGGGCGGCGGACAGGGCGTCCAGGAGCCACCGCTGCCGGGCGGCGCGCTGGACCGTCACGGCGCTGGTCATGTAGGCGCCGGTCGCGTGGGCGTACAGGTCGGCGAGGATCAGGCCGGCCTGGCTGGTGCGCCAGATCCCCTGCTCGGCGGCGACCAAGCGGGTCAGGACCGCGGCGAGCCGGGATTGCACCGCGCCCGCCGCGGCCTCGCTGCCGTCCCCGGCCAGGCTGCCGCGCTTGGTGAGGTGGCCCCCCTCGGTGAGGTGGCGCACCGCTGCGTACACGCCGCGGTGCGCGGTGACGCTGAAGCAGTCGTCCCGGTCCAGCACCTCGAGCACCTGCTCGGCGGCGTTCCGGTAGGCGATCATCGAGCCGAGCACGGCCTTCTCGGCGTACACCACGTCATCGGTCCGGCCCGGCGCCAGGATCTCGTCGGCGAGGTCGGTCACGGCTGCCTCCTGCGGTCCGGGCCGTCCATCTCCACGATCAGGGCACCGTCGGCGAGCCGGCTGGAGATCCGCGGGCCGAGCAGCTTTTCCAGGTCGGTGGTGTTGGACGAAATGACGGTCGGGGCTTGCGCCCCCCACCGGGTGTCGGCCAGTTCGCCGAGGTTGTCCAGGTCCCATTCAGACAAGCGGAACGCGCCGAGGTCATCGATCGCCAGCAGGTTGGCGTCACGGCAGCGGGTGAATGCGGCCGGGTCGGCTGTTGCCGGGGCGAGGTAGCGCCGCAGCCTGGCCGCGGAGGTGATGACGACGGAGCCTTCATAGCCGGACATGACGGCCAGTTCGGCGGCCTTCCAGATAGCCCAGGTCTTGCCGACGCCGACCGGCCCGGTCAGGACCAGGTTCCGGGACTTGCCCTTGGCTAGATCCTGCGCCCAGTCCCCAAGATCCGAGTGGAGTTCGCCAGGGGCAGTGAACGCGACCGGCCGGTGTGCCAGCAGGTTGGCCATGAGGCGCTGCCGTCGTTCGGCCAGCCAGATGGCAGCGGCCTCGGCGTTGATGTCGTCGGGTGTCATATGCGGGTCTTTCCTTTGCCGTAGACCTGATCAGTAAGCGGGTCGCCCGCACCGCCGCGGGAGTAGTCGCGTTGCGGTTTCTTCGGGCCGTGCCCGTTCTGCGCGAGGCGGTTCCGCGCGTCTGCGTTGATGGCGTCGTTCACGAAGTCATCGAGCAGGGATGTGTTCTTGCTGGCGAGGAACCAGTCGGCAAGCCCTTTGCGGATATGCCGGTCGTCCCTGCCCTCGGCGACGAGCTTGCCGATCTGGCGGGCGAGCTTGCCCTTGGTCTGGTCGGTAAGGTCGCCGCCGTTGCCGCGCACCCAGTCGATAAAGCTGGCAAGGATGGTTTGGGCTGTCGGCGCGGTGGGCGCGTCAGCGTCCGCCTCGAAGGATGAGGGTTGTTGTACTGAGGGGATAATGAGGGGTAGTGAGCCTGTTTCCGCAGGTCCAGGACTCGGCTCCGAACCCTTTCTCGCCGATTCCGAACCCTTTCTCGCCGATTCCGAACCCTTTACCTCCGGTTTAGGGTTCGCTGATTCCGAACCCAAATCGGCGTTAGTAGGGTTCGCTAGCTCCGAACCCTCAACGTCGCCTTTAGGGTTCTCCAGCTCCGAACCCTTACTTTCGGTCGTGAGCGGGAGCATGATGAACCGCGCCGGGGCGCCGCGATGGCCGCCGCCGTCGCGCTTGAGGATTCCCTCGGCACACAGTTCCGTAGAGATGTTCGACACGCGGACCTGGGACCTGCCTGTGCGATGGGCGAGAACTTCTCTCGTCGGCCAGCCGGCGCGGGTCCGGTCGTTGGCTTTCTCGGCCCAGGCGATGAGCCAGAGCTTGTGCCCGTCCGGGCCGTGGTAGTGGTCAAGCACCTCGCAGACGAGCCTGATGCCCATAACCGCACCACCTCCGCGCGTGCGGAGTGCTGGCCGTGCACAGGCTCCGAGAGGGCCTGAATCCAGATGGTGATGCCGATTGCCACTAGTCCCCACCATCTTGCCGTTCCCGTTCTGGCTAGCTGCGTTCAGTGCAAGCATGACACTACATCATGTTAAGAACACATGCTAGTTGGTCGTGCTCACAGGTCATGCGTGTTAGCATGAGGTCACGCATGACTTGAAGTCGTGCGTGCAAATCACCGATGATGGAGATGTGACCGACGTGGTGGACGACCTTCTGCAAGCGGTAGAGACCGCGCGGGCGAGCAAGACCGCCCATGAGCGGGACCACCAGCGCGTCATCGACCTACTTGTTGAGGTGCGCCGCCAGCGAGGCGAAGAACTCGGCATCGGTGAGCTCGAGGAAATGATCGGCAAGTACCTCGACCGCGCGACTATCAGCCGGAAGACCACGCCCCACCTCGGCGGGAAGCCGCCCCGGAAGCGCACGCGACGGACCTCGCGCTCCTGACTTCCCCCGGTACGCCGAAGCCGTCCGGGCTCACCCCGGACGGCACCCGCCCCCCATGTCGTGCTCAAGACGTCACCCGGCCCTCTCCGTCGCTGCGCTCTTGCTGTCCTGAACTGCTCCCGGCCGGTACTCCCGGCACCCGCAGAGAGCCCTCATGCACTCGCCTCGGGGGTGGTCAAGCTCTCGGTGGCTGCACCGGCAGCGGGGCGTAGCGGCGGAACGAAGCTCCTCCCGCCGCCTGCGCTCCGTCCTGCATGCGCGAGTCCTGACGCAGACGCCCTCGCGGTTGTCGCTGCGCAGCGGTCCGCCGCAGATCCCGCAGGGGCCGGGCACCGGGCCGGGCATCATGCGGCCACATCCATCCGCCTGATCCCCGTAGCCATGGCGAGAACATGCTCAGCGAGAAGGGGCGGGACGGCGTTGCCGATCTGCTGATGAGCCTTGGTCGCCGAACCCGAGAACGGATAGCCGGGCGGGAACGACTGGAGCGCCGCAGCCTGCGCCGGCGTGAGCCGTACCGACCCCACGGCGAAGTGGGCCTCACCGCCGCGCTCGCGTCCCTTGTGGCCCGGCCTGCCAAGTCGAGGGTCCGCCAGGACGGTCGTGGCCGGGCGCTCGAAAACCCAGCGACCGCTGTCCCGTTCCGCGTAAAGCGCCTTCCTGGCGCCGGAACCGCCGACCTGCTCGTCAGCCCCGCCGCGGTTGCCTCCCGCGGTGGCCAGCGTGAAGTACGGACGGTCCGTCATGCCCCAGCCGAGCGCGTCCGCCATCGTCACCCACGGCGTACCCCAGAGCCGGCAGCCCTTGCGCTGGTCGTAATGCGTGGCTTCCGGTCGGCTCGCCTGACGGGCGCTGGAGGCGATCAGGAACGCACGCTCGCGGACCTGGGCCACGCCATAGTCCGCAGCGTTCAGGACACCCGCCCACGCGCTGTAGCCCATCCTGCGCAGCTCCGCGGCGTACACCTGCCACAAGGGCAGCACCGCGGCGACCTGCTCCATGGCGATCCACTCGGGACGGCAGGCGTATATGTAGCGCGCGGGCTCGGCCACCAGCGAAGCGGACCGCACGGCCTTCCAGATGGCCGCGGACCGCTCGGCGCGGGTCCACTTAGCGTTCGGCCACCACGCTTTCCGCAGCATCCGGGCCATCTCGCGGCGATGGGGGGCGCGTGTCTTCGCGCCCTCGAAGGCGTCAAGGATCATCGCCTCGAGCACGTCGGTGACCGCGGTCCCGGCGCGCTTGCCCGCGGCACTGAACGTCGTACAGGGCGGCGAGGAGATGAAACCGGAGACTTTCCCGGCCAGCTGCCCGAGCGGATAAGTCGCCACGTCGGCGCGGATCGTCTTGTGTCCTGCCGCGGCGCGGGTCAGGCAGGCCGCGACGTCGAGCTCTATCCCCACCTCGGGGATGCCCAGCGCTTCGGCGGCGACTGCCCAGCCGCCCGGCCCGGCGAAGGTGCCGAGAGTGATGCCGTTCACGCGGTACCTGCCGTCAGCCCGTTAGCCCGGCGCACCACGTAGATCGTCAGCTCGATCCGCGGGCTACTGCTGCCGCGGACCACATCGGCGACTAGCTGCGTTACCTGGCGATCGTCGTGCCAAGCCACCGAATTACAGGCGTCGAAAAGTGACTTGGACAGGTTATCGAGATCGGCTGTCTCGCTCCGGACGTGGAAGACGGCCCGGACACCGAGGTCATCGCTTTCGTTGCGTTTGACCCCGGCGCGCAGCAGCAGCCAGCCGACCTTCTCCTCGTACTGCGCTAGGCGCTTGGTCGTGTAGCTGTGCGCCTTCTTGGTCCTGACCCGCTGGCCGGCGATCTCGGTGTACTCGGCGGCACTCGTCCGGTGCCGGTCTTTCGGCACGGGCTCGAGGTCCAGCGTCATCCGGACGTAGATGTCCTCACGCGCTGGTGGCCGCAGCCACCAGTCCACCCCCGCTGTGAACCCGGCTGAAGGCGCGAGGCTCGCACTCGCGCCTTCAGCCGGGAAGCCTGCCCGTCCCCGGGCGATGGCGGCTGCACGGTCCGGGTGCGCCTCTCCTGCCGGGGACGGGTTCCCCGCCGCTGGCTGATCCGCAACAGAACGCAGCGACGGGATAGCCCCTGCTGCGGACGGTGCGGTGCGCAGCGGGGACGTTCGGGAAGCTAGGCGAGTGCCCTCGGTTCCGGGAGGGAGGGCACTCGCGGCACGGCCGGGCGGGGGGGCCGACCCGGCCGTGCGGTCCGGGGAAGGCGTTGCGGGGCGGTTCACCGTGCGCACCCTTGCTGCTTGCGGTAGCCCGCATCGAGCACGGCCAGCGCGATGTCCGTCATGGGCACTCCCGGCCTGGCGGCTGCGGTGAGGACGGCGACCAGGCCGGCTACCTCGTCAGGCGAGGGGGGAAGCGGGGCGGGTGACGGGGGCAGCGGGGCGAGCCTCACGCGGGTGGCCGAGCGCCAGGACGCGGCGAGGAAGGCGGCGATGGCCACGGCTTCGACGGCGGCGATGACAGCGAGCATGCTCATGCCGTCACCGGCTCAGCAGCGAGAGGAAACGCCCAGTTCCAGGTGGCCGACGTCCATTCGATCTTGCTGGTGTCGCTCACAATCCCGTCTCCCTCGCTGCTGCTTTCGCGGCGGCCTCACGCCGTTCCCGTCGGGGCTTCATCACCGCGTCGATGAGCGCCCTGTCACCCTTTGCCGACCCGAAGCCCGGTGCGCGGGTCACCTTCATGCCGGTTCCGGTCACGGATGCGACGAGGACGAGGCGGCGGCTCACCGGGTGCTCCTCTGGCTGGCCGGGAGGGTCCACTGGGATACGTCCTCGGGGGTGCTGTTCCTGGCCGCCTCTCGGGCCGCGCGGTCGCTGCGGCGGCGCTGGAGTCCCTGGCGGATCTCCGAAACGGCGATGCCGCCGAGAATGAGCAGCTCGATGGCGAGGGTTGCCAGCCACTCCGTCATGACGCTGCCGCCAGTTCCGGCCGCTGGAGCAGGTAGCCGGTCCCGTCCGGGCCCAGGCCGTCAGCAGCGAGCCACAGGGTGATCTCTCCGGCTCCGAGGGCGTGGAGCATGACCCCGACGTTGCGGGGGTCGAACTCCGGCGTGGTGCCGTGGCGGATCCAGAACCCGGCCGCGTCGTCCCTTAGGTGCAGCTCGAACCTCGTCGCCGCGCCGTGGCATCCGGTGAACGGGTCACCGCAGAGCAGCAGCGCGTTCGCGCACGAGTTGACCACCTCGTCCCGGCATCCGCCGCTGCCCCGGCCGGCCCGGTGGTGGACCTGGCCGCCCTTCTCGCCAAGCCAGACTCCGCAGCCTTCACAGCAGGCATCGGCGACGTCGCCCCGCCCGGCCCTCTTGCGGACCAGCAGCTTGACCTTCGGCGTGAACTCGGACGGGCCGGGCGGGACGAAGCTGCCCGTGGCGCTGCTCTCCTTCGCCGCTGCGCTCTTGACTCCCGGTACCGTCCCCGTGGTGATACCGGGGACGGTCCGGGCCCGCGGGGTGGCGGCCAGGGGCGTCCTGCGCAGCGGGGCGGACCCCGGCGCGATCGTCGACCAGGCGCCCGGTGCGAACGGTGTCCGGGCCAGGCGGGAGTTGTGAGCCGTGGTGCGGGTCACTTCAGTTCCCCATCGGCCGACCGGTGCCCGGCTTGGCGGCCGCTGGCCATGCGGGATCTTCGGCGGACTGGCCGTTCCCGGCAGGCTTCTCGTCAGGTGCGGGGATGGCCTGCGGCTCGACGATCTCAGCGTCGAGAATCTCGCGATCCTGCGCTGCTTCCGGGATGCCGTTCCCGGTCGCGGCGGACGCGGACGCGACGGCACGTAGCTGCTCGCGGCGGTACTCGGCGGATGTGGGAACCCAGGGCTCGAGCCGCTTAGCCGCCGTCTTAAACCACATGGAGCGCCCCTGGAACTCGGGGTGGCTAGCGCCGGCGTCCATGCGGTTCCACGGGCTGTACTTGTCGTCCGCCTTCCAGCCGCCCGAGGCGCGGGCTGCGAAGACGTCGTTCCGGTTCAGCAGCACCGGCCGGGACCAGTCCCCGGTCAGGAACTTGGCCACCGCATACACCCCGACCATGGCCCCGCGGTCCGGGTCGCCGTCATCACCGAAGAAGTCCGCACCGCTCGTGCCGCCGCGCTTGGCGGAGAAGTCGTGGACGGGCTTCTCGTCCTCGTTCTCGATGTACCGGAAGTAGTCCTTGGTGCAGACCTCGCGGACGATCACCTTGCCGACCGCACCGGAGCGGTACATGCGCTCGATGACGCCCCGGTATCCCTCGATGCCGAGGATTCCCCCGTCGCGGGGGGTCAGGTAGAACTCCTCGGTCCCCGGCTGGTGCCCCTTGGCGGCGCAGCGGTACAGCGCGACGAGCAGCGTGTCCGGCTTGGCGATCGCATTCTGCATCAGCTTGTCGCTGGCAAGCAGCGCGGCCCACGCGGTGCCGAGGAAACTCTTGACGTCCACGTGGTCCGGAAGGATCGTCTCCAGGTGGCGGGCCTTGGCCCACATCAGCTTGTCGACGCCTTCATCGCGCTTGGCCAGCGCCCTGGTGATGGTCTGGGCAGTCATCGTGATCCCCCTGCGGTACGAGCCGGAACGAGCTTGTTGACGGTGCAGGCCTTGCGGACGTGCTCTTTCACGTCGTAGACCTGCCGGGTGGCGACGGGCTGGCCGTCCGGGCCGAGCACGCGACGACCGTCGCCGAGGCGGGCGCGGATGCGGTTCTCGGCGAGGCTCTTGCGCCGGTCGGCTTTCTTGACGGCGGCGCAGGCGGCCCGGTACTGCTCGGCGAGCGTCTTGCCGATGGTGATGTCGGTGTCTTCGAGGGACGGGTGTAGCCGCTTGAGGGCGTCACCCGTAGACGGGCGCCAGTCGACCTCGGGCGGCTCGCCGTCCTTGATGCTTTTCATGAACAGGGCGGCCTCGTCGCGCATCAGCTTGAGATCGCCGCGTGCGTCGTCGTCCATGGCCAGCTCGTAGACGCGGAGCTTGCGGGAATGCAGGAACAGGCAGGCGAGAAAACCGGTCTCGACGCCCATGACGTCCATCTGCCAGAGCTTCTGGCAGCGGTAGTGCACGGGGATCTCGTCGGTGCCGTCCTCGCCCCACTCGTCGTAGGTAGATGAGGTCTTGGCCTCGAACGTGGCGTCGGGGATGACCTGGAAGTCGCCGCCGGCCCAGAACCGGTCGTTACCCCGTTCCCATATCAGCCGGTCGGGTGTGGCCATCTGCCACGGACGGGACGGATGGAAGTACAGGCTGCGTCCGTCGCCGCCGAGAATGAACTCAGGGCGCTGCTCGGCGAACATCTCGCAGACCAGCGACTCGAAGTGGCGGCCGACCCGCAGGTCAATGCTGTCTTCCATGCCGGCCAGGTCGCCGCGCTTGCGGTGCCACAGCGCGAACGGCGACTCGAACGGGCTCAGTCCCATCACGACCGCGATCTCAGACGCCGTGATTCCCTCGTTGCGGGCAGCGAGCCAAGCGGCCTCGTCCTGCGTCGGAATCAGGATGGCGCTCACCGTCCGCCCTCCTCTGCCGCTGCCGGGAGCAGGCGGGCCAGCTCCTCGGCCTTCTCGAACGCGTTCTCCGCTGCGGCGTAGAGCGCGCGACGGAATCCCTCCGGTCCGGCCTTGATGCCGGGGAACCACGCGGGCACGATCCCGTGCACCAGGTCCCGGTACTCCTTGAGCGCCGCAGCCGCGGGCATGGCCAGGGCAGCTGTCTCCCCAGGCCATCCGGCCTCGCGGGCCGCGCTGTAGGCAGCCTGCGCTTCGGCGGCCAGTTCGGCGTCGTAGGCCGGAGCCTCGGCCTCGGTCGCGATGGCGGTCATGCCTGCCCCCCGGCCATCTCGGGTGCGTAGTACTCAGGCATCGGGACCGGGCCGCTGTAGGTGAGGCAGGTGCAGTGCCGGGTCTCGTACTGAGAGAGGCCGGTCGCGTTGATGCCCAGGCTGTGAGCCCTGGCGAAGCCGCACTTGCCTGTGGCCGGATCGTGGAAGCTGTGGTGGTGGCTGCACCCGCAGACAGGCTTGACGGGCTGCGGCGCCTTAGGCCCCTTGCGGCGGTTCGGTAGGAACCGGCCGACCAGGACGCCGATGATGGCGACGGCGGCGAACTCGAGGCCGGTCATGCCTGCCCCCTGGCCGTCAGAAACGGGGCCGGCTGACCGTCGGCCAGCGCGGGGGGAAGAGGGGAGAACCCTACGTACATCTCGTAAAGCTCGCCGAGGAGCTTGGCGCAGTACGTCTCGGTCATGAGGTGGGACTCGACGGAGAACCCGGCCTTGTCCGAGATCGTCCCGAGGTGCATCAGTCCGTACCGGACGCCTTCGACGTCCTCGTATCCCTCGTGGCGGGGGGAGCCGGTCAGCTCCGCGATGATCCGCTTCCCGTCCGGCAGGACGGAGCCGAGGGCGGACTCCGGGAGCGGGGTGGGCTCCTGCGCCTTCCCGGGGGCGCGGCCGAAGCTCAGGGGATTCTTCATGCTGCCACCCGCTTGAAGCCGGCCGCGTCCGCACTGTGGAACATGCGGCTGGCCCGGTAGAAGCCGTTCCCGGCGCGCGCCTCGATCAGGTCGAACTCGGGCCCGAGGTCGATGCCGTCCGGCTCGACGGTGAACCTGTCCAGCTCGTAATCCGGGGGCGGCGGGATGGGGTGAACTCCCCGCGTCCCGAGTGCGCGCAGGCCCGCCTTGCAGGCAGCGCGGACGGTGGACCGGAACAGGGGCAGGTCGCGGAAGTCGGCCCGGTGGTCCCAGCGGTACGGGGCGAGGGGCTCGCGGTTTTCCGGGCCGTCCCATGCCCCCCACGGCGTCGCGGGGACGGCGGCCGGGGCGTACATGCGGGCCAGGTCCGCCCGCTCGGTGAGGATCCGCGCGGCGGCCTCGTTCTCGCGAGGTTCTTGCGCGGCAGGCCGGGCAAAGGCCTCTGGCGGCAGGGCAGGGCTGACTTCCGCGTACCGGTTGACGGCCTGGGTGAACTCGCCGGGCTCGCTGATGTCGGCGAGGTCCAGCAGCCGCGAGGCGGTCAGGGGGTCCTCTGCCTCGACGGCGGGCGCGGGGGTGTTCCTGCGCCGCAGCCGGGCGAGGATGCCGGACCGGGGCGCTCGGGGCCTAGCGTGGCCGCGGACGGTGCCCGCTGCCTCTGCCTCGCGCGCGGCGTACCCGGCGAAGTAGGCCCCGGTGTCGTAGTCGGTTTCCGGGTCCAGGGGGACGGGATCGCCGTGGCGGCCGGTCACCGCTTCACCGCCGCGACGACGAGGAACACGAGGCCGGCGACGAGGAGGATGGCCATCACGAGGGCGGCGCTGATCCACAGCGGCGACACGACCCACCACCAGCTCCACGCGATCTTGTGCAGGAGCTTGAGCACGATGAAGGCGATGGTCAGCAGGCCGACGAAGCCGATGCCGCCTGAGGATGACGAGCTTGTGGTGTTGCTCATGCCGCCGCCTTACGCTGCGCGCCCTGCACGATCAGGAAGCTGGACGGACTGTGGTGGGCCTCAAACGTGACGCGGCCGAACTTGACGGCAGCGACCTGCATGCCATCGCGCGGCACCACGGCGGTACCCATCTCACGGGCGATGGCCTCAAGCTCGGCCAGCCGCTCCTCGGTCGTGGTGCCCTTGAGGGGGATGTTGATGTTCCTGGCTGGTATGCGCCGGCTCAGGTCCGGGTTCGCCCTGAGGAACGCCCCGGCGGCCTCAAAGTCGGACGCGATGTCCGCTTCGGGAGGGGCGGAGATGGTGGTCACTGGGCTTGTTTCTCCGTTTCCGGTATCGCCTGTTATGCTTTCGTCATCCGTTTCCGGATAGCCCGCAGTGCCACCTGCGGGCTTTTTTATGTGCGGGCACTCATGCGGCGACCTCTTCCGGCTCGTCGTCCTCATCGCCGGTTTCGTCTTCGGCCTTGAACATCTGCTCGGTCTCGAGCCCGAGCACGGCGGCGAGGACGGGCACGACCTTCAGCGACGGGCGCTTGACCCGGCCGCTTTCGATCAGCGACAGGCTCGACCGGTCGAACTTGAGGCCGAACGCCCCGACCTGTTCGTGCACTGCGCCGGCGACTTCGGCCTGGGTGAGGAACTTGCCGAGACGTGCCTTCTGGATGGCTTCACCGTCCAGGGGGGGTGCGCTTGTCTTGCCCATGAAGCCAACCTAGTGTGAAGGTGTGTTACATGCAAGCCTCTGACGCAACCTTCACGAAAATATTTGGGCCTTCACGGTTGTATACAACCGTGTTAGCGTTCGCGGCGCGGGGGCCGGGTAAATGCGCTGAATGGACAGCCGTCGTGAATATGTGTGAAGGTTTCGTTATGCAAGAACGCCCGGAACCACCCCCCGAAGGCAAGCTCATCGCAGCCGCCGCCGACCGCATGAGCCTCTCGATCCGGGAGGCAGCCCGCCGCGCTGGCATCAGCTACGGACGCTGGCGCCAGATCGTCACCGGCTACCAGAACGTCTCCCCCGGCAACATCGCCGCCGTCCGCGCCCCGGCCAGGACACTCGCGAAGATGGCCGCCGTCACCGGCATCACGCCCGAGCAGATGGAGACCGAAGGCCAGCGCCCCGACGCCGCCGGGATCCTGCGCGAGATCCTGAGCGGGATGCCGGACCACGGCCCGGCCTCACTGCCCGCCCTGCCGGTCAGCCGATCGGGCGCACTGGAGCGCAACGGCGACATCTTCCCCCGCATCGACCCGGCCATCCAGCCCGACGTCGACCGCGAGTACGAGGACATCGAGCCGCTCGTCATCTCCGCCCTGGGGGAGCACCCGGAGACGCGGCTGCGGGGCCGGTGGGTGTTCGGCGACGGCAACGACGCAGCCCGGTGGGATTCCTTCACAGACCTCGGGTGGACCTTGTGGCAGCGGGCGATGGCCGTTGCCGTGGCGAGGGTCATCCACCGTCAGCGCGGCGACGATGACGGTTACGCGGAGGCCCGCTAGCCGGGCGCTGTACGCGATTCCCTCCCGCGCGATTGCGCAAACTGTGACGCCGCTGTAACAATGTGGCCTACACGTGGCAAACGGCCTGAATGCCGCGTCTTGTGGAGTCGGCGCGCCTGGTGCTGGGGAGCATCAGGCCGCACGACGATAGCCGCGGAGGCTGCGTTAGCACGGGTGCCCGGAAAGGGCACTGGGGAGGAATGACAGCTATGGGTGATGCGGCAGCGACACCGGGACCGGACCGGGGACGGCGGCTTGAAGCGCTCATGTCCGCGGCACTCGCGGGGATCACGGAGAACCGGGAGCTGCTCCGGCAGGACATCCGCCAGCGCGGGGAGCTCACGGAGCTGATGCTCAACGGGGTCCGGCTGGCCGCCCTCGAGGAGGAGATCCGGTCGGCGATGATGTGCACGGCCATCAGCGCGCCGCCTGACGCCCCCGCGCCGGGTCTCCCCCTGATGAGGATCGTCAAGGGCCAGCGCTGACCGCCCCTTCACCCCGGCGCCGCCGATCGTTCTGGTGCACGTCATCGTGCGGGACCGCGCCGGACGGGTGTGCGGGAGCGGGACCGGCGCGGTCCCTTCTTGCACGGCGGCGACTCTCTCCCTGGGCGCTCCGGGGGTCAGAACGGCCGCCCACTGCCGCCGTGAAGCCTGAGGCCTAGCCCGGTACGCTGCCAGCCTGGACGGCCAGCTCCCTGCGCAGCTGCTCCGGGTTATCACCGGACACTGTCATCGCCCACCAGACGGGCGGGTTGGCAGGCGGGCGCCGCCATGCCCCGCCGATCCTCGTGGCCCAGAACCGCCCGGTGTCCGACCGGAAGATCTGCCACCTGGTGAATTCCCTGCGCAACGCCGCGAGCGGTCCGAACGTTTCCGCCCCCGCGGCTTCTCCCCTTGCCGCCATGCCCGGAACCTTCCAGATAGCTGGATGAACCCTGAATGCAAAGGGACGGTACTCTCACAATTTGAGAATCACAAGACAAAAGCCGCAGGTGACAGAGACCTAGCCTTCAGGCCAGCACTCCATCGCCACGGGAAGCGCCAGCTCGGCCAGCTCCAGTGCCTCCTTTGCAAGAGGCGCTTGCACGACCAGCAAAATCAGCTTGGTCCATTGCTCGTCCGTCAGCCTGGGCGCTGACTGAGCATTCACCCAGCGTGAGACCACCTGCTGGCTTCTCTCGCCCAGCAGGTCGGCCAGAGCGCGCTGAGCCGACGGCTTGCGCCCCGGTGCTGCGTGTTCCTCGCGCAGCCTGTTCACGGCGATCGTCACCACGTCGTACACGCTGCCGAGATAGATCAGGCGCCCGATGTAAGGCGGCGGGATGATGCCCTCCGGCGCGTCCAGGAACGCGACCGTGCCGTCGAGGTCCCCGTAGACGGAATCCTCTGTGTTCGGAGTTCTTGTCGCCGGTCCGGTCATGGTGTCTCGTCTCCCCATCCTGGTGCGGTGTGTGGTGCGTAAGGATGCGTGCAGCCGAGCGCGCGCCGGGCGTCTTCTACTGCCTGCCGGTGCTTCGCCGCCTCTGACAGCGCGCGGTCCCGCTCGGTCAGCGCTTTCTCCAGCCGCTCTTTCAGCTCCTCATCGGCGCGCTTACGGCGGACATCGCTGATCTCACCGATGGCGTCGGCCGACAGCCCGCAGTACGGGCAGGGCTCGCCATTACAGACCGCGGCCAGCACATTGGACGTGTGGGCGCCGCAGCCTGGACACGTCATCTTGTCGCCCACGTCGTCTAGTCTCCCGTCGTCTCGGCAGCGCCGGGCATTGTCTCGGGGAATGACGGATACCACAGGTCGCCGGCCTTTATCCACCAGCGGCCGTCAGTATCCATCTGCCACTCGCGGCCAGCTCCGTCGGTGTGGTCCCCGCGTCCTGGCGGCGGGGATTCCAGGGGCCAGCCGGGACCACTGGGAGCCCTCCGTGCGGCAGATTCGGTGTCCTCGGTCATGGCGTCAGCCCCTCCGGCTGGTCGATCGGGGGATTCCGTATCGCGTCACATGGCTTACCGCAGTTGCGGCAGATCCAGTACTGCGTCGTGTCTCCGCAGACCAGCAAGCCGTCTCGGCAGCAGCCGCTTACCCGGAGGCCGGTCGTGGTGTCAGCCCTCCGTCGCGATCACAGTCAGGCATGACGGCTCCATAGGTGCACGTAAGTCTCACGGGCGGCGAGGAATCCGCTCAGCACGCCCTGCTTGTTCGATTCGTCGCCCCATGATGAGGCACCGATAGAGCGAATCCGCTCGTCTAGCCATACTAGGTACTTGTCACCGGCGGGCTCGGGCGGCCGGGAATCCTGCGGTGCGGACTCGATCTTGTCAACCATGGTCTGCAGGAAGCTGGCGTAGCGCCGCATTTCCTCCAAAGTGAACGAGTGCTCCATCCGGCAGAGCTTGATGCGGGGGCCGTCCTCACTGCGCTCAATCTCGAAGGCAGTATGCGGTTCACCCTTCCGGGGGCGTTCAGTCTCGGTCATGGTGTCGTGTCTCCGTTCGTTGGGGCCAAAGCGGCGGCGAGCAAGAACAGGTCGCCCGGGCTGGTCGCCTTGGAGTGCAGGTCCCCGGCGTACATCACGAACACATGCGTGCGGGTGACACTGGTGATCACGCCGTCTTCCCGCTCGCCGTAGGCAGGCGCGTACACCACTCCATCGCCGATGTGAGCCTCAGCCTCTTCGATCGTCATCGCGTGTCTCCGTTCGCTGGGGGTTGTGACCTTGGAAGTGACAAGGGCCACCCCGGACGCCGGTTGCTGCGCTACCGTAAGCGTCTGACTCGCTACAGCAAGTAATACGGGGGGACTCATGCTTTTCATCGCGGCCTACCTTGCCATCTGGATCTTTTCTGGCCTGGTCCTGTGGCTCACCGGATGGGCCAGGGCGGCGGCGAGGGTGATGGGCAACCCGGGCAGCTACGAGGTCGCCATCTGGTGCGGCGTCTACGGGCTGGTGATCCTGGTTGCGGCCAGCTATCCGTGGCGGGCCGTTCCGCAGCGGTAGCAGTCATCGAGTGCCCGCAAGGCGAACGGCCGACGCACCGTCGCACAGCTCCTCGTACTCCTCGTGCACCGGGCACCACACAAGCCCGGTCACCGGGATTCCCGACTCGGCCAGACAGCCGGGCACCGGGGGCGGCTCCCATGGCGGCCAGTATTCGGCGGTCTCCGAGATAGCGGATGCAGGTTCGGTCTCACCGATGAAGACGGGAAGCGGCGGGGCCGTACTGGCTGTCGGCTCGGTCCCGTGGCTGGTTAGCGTCCTGTAGAGACTCTGGTATTTGCCCTTGAACCACTTCTGCGCAGTGAGCCACTCGCAGTAGTCCGTGTCGGCGGCCACGACCTCGACGGACTGCCCCTTGTACTTGCCGAAGGGGATGACCTCGGGACTAATCATGCTGCCTCATCTCCCGTTTTCTCGGTTCGAGAATTGGTCGTCCTGTTATTAGCATTGCCGCCAACTCTCACCGTGAGAGTTTTGGAGCTATCACCGTGAGAGCTACTCGCACCGTGAGAGTTTTCTGATGCGGGGAAACACCGAGGTGACCTTTGGTTCTTGCTTTCGGCTTGACTAGTGGGGTAACTTCCAGAAGTCGGGTCTTGCCCCCGCGCTCCGGCCCTCTTGTAACGGTACGCACTGGCGTTAGAGATCGTGCTCGCGTCGGCGGCCAGCGCCTCAAGCTTCTTCCCTCTGGGCAACTCGCTCATCCCGCGCACGTGGGCCAGCGCCAGCAGTACCTTGTGGCCGTCCTCCATGCCTGCGGTGGTGAGCAGCCGGTTCAGCTGTTCGATCAAGTCCTCCTGTCGCTGCTTCGAGATGGGCAGGCACTCATCAGGTACGCCCTTGGCGATGAGTTCGGCCCGGACTGCCAGCTGGTCGCATCCGGCGTGGCACTGGTACCAGATACGGTGCTTGCCGGGGTTGACCGTGAACGAGCGGTGCCTGTCGTCGTGAGCCGGGCAACGTGCGCTGTAGCCATCATCGAAACCCTTGGCCAGGTCCCCTTTGTAGAACTCGGGGTCGTCTAGGTGCGGCTTGACGTGCCACTCAAGACACTGGCGTTGCGGCGCGTTGCAGGCCAAGCACACCCCTCCGTTCGCGCATGCTCAACGCGAGGTCGGCGAGGTAGTGCCTTACGATGGGCACTGGTGGATTCGTCGGCTACTCGCTGATGATCAGCTCTGGCCGGGCGCTAGAACGCCCGGCCTTTGCTGTGTCCGGGCTAGCTGCTGTGAACGATGCCCTCGATCCCGACCGGCTTAGGGTCAACGTTCCGCAGCGCCCCGGTCGGCTCGCCGAACTCGGTAATCCTGCGATGGCAGTCCGGGTACAGGTTCGCGTCGTCGGGGCTGCACGTGGCGTGCAGCGGCTCGCTGAGGCTGGTAAGGCCCGCGTATCCGCGCGGCGACCGGCCGCCGCACTTCTCGCCGCAGTGGTAGCAGGTCCATTCGGAAAGCGGCGTCGTCATGCCACATGCCTCTCGGAGTACATGCCGGCGAGCGCGGGCCGGAACGGTTCGAGGTGCCGTTGCCACAGGTCACCCAACGCGGTGGCGTTGGTCGCGTCGTTGTCCATCAGGTAGTGCAGGTGCCGCAGCCCGTGGAACAGGACGTCAATGAACCGCGGTACGGGCGGTTCTGTCGGCGCATGCGTCGGGGGCTTGCCGACTGCTTCGGCGAGCGCCGGCGTGATCGGCTGAGCGGAAGGCCAGTAGTCGCGGGCGAACCCGCCGACTTCCATCGCCGCCATGTAGGTCAGGATGACTGCCGTTCCCTGAGGCCTCCACGATGTGGAGTGCAGGGCGTTCGTCTCGGTGATCCCGTAGCCCCCGAGAAGGAACTCAACCTCGAAATGCAGGTCGCTGTCCGCCATCACGTTGTCTGACCGCCAGGCATCGTCGCCGCTGATCAGCCATAGTCCGACTTCATCAGCAACGACTGGCCAGACCTCCACCCGCACCGTCATCGGCTCTAGCATTGCCGTCCTCCTTCTCTCGGGCCTTGATGAGCTGGTCGGCGCGAGCCTTGCTGATCCCCACCTTGTCGGCGAGTTTGGCTAGTGACAACTGCTCACGTTCCCTGATGCGGAACATCTCGTTCTTGCGGATCTCGGCCGCCCGGTTGTAGAGCTCCTGGATCGCCTCGGCCAGCTCGCGTATCGCGGTCGTCCTCGCGTCAGATCCGTCCATCGCGTCGATGCGGTCGAGCAACTTGCGCAGCACGGCGAGCGCGCTAGCGGCCTCATCTGCGAGCGGGGCATTATCCACCTTCCAAGCGTATAGCTCTAGACCCGTTTCGATCGTCTAGGACTTGACGACTGTCGTCTAGGTCTATACGTTAAGGGGTAGACGGCCAAAACGGCAAGCCGGGCCAGACCGGCTAGAAGGACGGAGAACGTGGACACTGCTTCGGAACGAGACGCGGAGGACCGGCTGCTTACGCCTGCTGAGGCCGCAGCGCTTCGCCGCGTCTCCCCGAGGAGCCTGCGCTACTGGAACGCCTGCGGCCTCCTCGACGCCGAGAAGACCCCAGGCGGACACAGACGCTACCGCGAGTCGAAGGTTCGCGCCCTCGGCACCGAACCTGAGCGGGCGGCGGCCTGATGTCCGACCTTTACGCCGCAGCCCGCGAGTGGCTCTCCGACCTCCACGACGACCACGACCCCGCCGCCCTCACCGACCGGGAGGTGCGTGCTGCTGTCGGCCGGATCTGCGCCGGCGGCTGGACCGCCTTCGTGAACAGCGGTGCCCGGTGAACCGCACCCAGACATACGAAAGCGGGGCCGCACTGCAATGCGGCCCCGCGAAAAGCCAAATCCCTAGCCTGCCGGAAAGGTACCTGACCGATGCCCGACACGATAGCACCCGTAATCCCCTTGACCCCCCGTACCCAGTCCCGCCGTCCCGCCCTGTACCCGGAGACCCCGCAGGAGACGGCGATGGCGATGGCGATCTACGCGTCCCTGTGCGACGACGCGATCCGGCAGGCGTCCCGGTGACGGACATCGCCGCCCTGAGCAAGGCCCTGGACCACGCCTCCGCCGCCGCCTGCGTAGCGAAAGAGGGGGACCGTGGGTCCGCCGCCCGGCTCGTCAGCCTGGCCCGCGCGGCGCTGGCCTTCCCTGTGCCGTCCCGCGAGGCCGACGCCTTCGCGGTCATCCTCGATGCCATCGGGCAGGACGCGACCCCCGCGCGCACCCTGGCGGAGATCGCCGAGACCGCCCTCCGGGCCACCTGCGGCCGGTGCTGGTCCGGTCCCGGCCAGCCGTGCGCGAACGCCGGACCGGGAGGCATGCACGTCGCCCGCTTCCACCGGGCCTTCCGCCGGGGACTGATCAGCGAAGCCGACTACGCCGCCGTGGCGCTGGACGAGCGCACCGCGTTCGGCGCGGGGATCGTCCTCGGCGGCGAGCACGCATCCGGCCTGACCGCGTGGGAGCGGTGGAACGCGGGACTCCCTGCCCGCGGCGGGGACGAGAAGCGCCGCTACCGCGAGTACGGCGCCTGCGCTAAGGCGGCGTCATGAACCGCGCCGACCGCGAGCAGTGGGCAGCTGCCCGCACCCTGGCCGACCTCGGCGAGCTGACCGCCCGCTGGCTGGAAGGCGACCTGGCCTCGCAGCCGGCCTATCAAGCCGGCTGCGGCCCGGACCCCGAGACCGAGCGCCTGATCCCCGTCCTGGCACAGATGAACCGCGCCGGGTACCTGACGTCCGGCAGCCAGCCCGGCTACCGCATCGGCGACGAGAAGTCTGATCAGCGCGCAGCCGTGGAGGGTTTCGCCGCGCAAGGCACCGCGCTGAGGCTGATCGGCACTGCGCAGCGCGCGGCCTTGCGTGTCGTCGCCTACCCGCCGTCGATGATGCCCCGCCGCCGCGTCCGTTACGACGACGCAGTCCCGGTGACCCGCTACCGCGGCGATGACGCGACATGGTTCGGCGCTGCCCGTCCGCGCCGTGACATCCGCAGCCCCGTCGTCGGCTACGGGATCTGCCGCAAGGAGGCCGTGAGGTCCCTGTGCGGTGCGTGGCAGGTCACGATCATCGATCCCGAATGGGGCCGCAACGATCTGCTCTGGGACGCACTGGCGGGCGGACTGCCAGCCGGGGTGGCGTCATGAGCGTCACGGCCCTCAGCTGGCGGTACAGCGCAGCCTGCCGCGGCGAAGATCCCGAGCTGTTCTTTTCGCCCGACGGCGAGTCGCCTGCCGCCCGTGAGGTCCGGGAAGCGCAGGCCAAGGCCGTGTGCGCGTCGTGCGAGGTCACCGGGCCGTGCCTGGACTTCCGTCTCAGCTTCGAACGGCAGCGGGATGACGACGTGTGGGCCGGGTTCGACGGGGACGAGCGTTCGGCGATGCGTCACGCGCTGGTCAAGCGGCAGCAGCGGAGGGCGGCCTGATGCTCAAGTGGCCCGGATTCGGCCAGGACCGCGAGGCCGAGCGGATGCAGCAGGAGCGCCGCCGCGAGGAGCAGATCAAGGCCGACAACCTGTCCGCCCGGATCCGCGCGGACTTCCAGCCGCGCCGGGTCGACCCCGCGATCGGGCGGACCTTCGCCGACGCGTCCGCGCTGGGGCTGTATGACGATGCGAGCCGCCTCCGGGCCTTTCGCGAGACGTGCAAGCGCGGGCGCCGGGAGCGGGAGCAGTTCCGGCGGGTGCAGGCCCGCGTCCAGGGCCGCCGGGGGAGGAACTGATGGGCCGCTGGTTCCCAGGCATCCGCACCGGGACCGCCGAGCAGGCCGCGGCGTTCCGCAAGGCGGTGCGCGACCTGCACACGCAGGCCCTGTACGAGCGCCGCGCGGGCATCCGCGAGGAGACCCCTCCCTGCGACGACCTCAACGGCCGGGTACTGGAAGCCGAGCGCCCGCTGAGCCCGGTCCAGCGCTGGTGGCACTTCCAGCGGGTCGACGCCGAGCAGGACCTGATCCGCCTCCAGCGGGAGTCGGACCGGCAGGAGCGGGCGCAGCGCGCCCCGAGGAGGTCACGGTGACCAGGCCGAAAGACCCGGCTGTCGAGTGGCTGGAAAGCGCTGAGGGCGAGGCGTGGAGTCGCGACCACCGCCGTGCCGCTCACGCCGGGGAGTCGCATCTCCCGAACCACATCGCGTCGGTCAGGCCGACGCCGGGCCGTGATCCGGTCTGGGACCGGGCGCCGCGCGACCGGCCCGGCATCCGTAATCCCGAGCACGACCCGTCCGGGCGGCCACCGCAGCGGAGAAGGAGGTCACGGTCATGACCGCAACCGCGAGGTCTCCCGGCAGGATCCGCCGTGCTGCCGAGCTGAAGCGGACCGTGATGGCCAGGGCCTCCGCTCCGTACGTCCTGACCTACGGCACCGCCCTTGCTGCCTCCGGGGTCGCCGACTACGCCGGTCACGTCCCGCCGCTGGCCCCGCTTCCCGTCGCCGTCGCCGCCGCCGGGCTGATGCACGCCGGGCTGAAGCTGTGGGAGGACCGCGCCTGGCACCGCTCCGGCGGCAAGGCCGCCATGCGCGCCCGCCGGAAGTACCAGGGCACCGCGACCCGCCGGGAACTGCGCGCCAAGCTGTCCCCGGAGACGGCCGCCCGCCACGCCCGCCGCACCTGCCCCGGCCTCATCCCGTCCGCGGCCGCCGTTTCGCTCGGCCGCGCTAGAGGCCAGGATCTCGCCGGTTCGCTTGAAGACTCCTACCTCGTCATAGCTCCTCCTCGCACCATGAAGACCGCGCTGATCGCCGGGTGGGCGATGAACGCCCCCGGCTCGCTGCTGGCCACCTCCTCGCGGGTTGACCTGTACCTCCACACCATCGCCGCCCGCGAGGCCGCGGGCCCGGTCTGGGTGCTGAACCCGGACGGGGACGGCGGCATCCTGTCGACGCTCGCGTGGTCGCCGCTGGAGGGCTGCCAGGATCCCCGCACCGCGATCCGACGGGCGGGCGCGCTGATGGCCGCCGCGCCGTCCGACAAGGGCGGGAAAGACGCCTACTGGGACGCCAAGGGCGCCGACCTGCTCCGCCTGATGCTGCACGCCGGGGCGCTCGCCGGGGCCACCATGCGCGATGTCACCGCGTGGGTCCGTGACCCGTCCGCCCCCGCCCCCGCCGCGATCCTGGCCAGCGAGTACGCCGCGCCGGGCTGGGCGCAGGCGCTGGAGGCCCTGTGCGCGAACGACGAGCAGCTAGGCCACGTCGCCGCGGGCGCCGCGGGCGCGCTGCGCTGGATGGACGATCCGGAGATGGCGTCGACCGCCTGCCCTGTCCCCGGTGGCGGTTTCGACTGCCGGCTGTTCGCCGACGTCGGTTTCGGCACCGTTTACATGATCGGCTCGGACCGTGAGCACGGCTCGCTCGCCCCGTACTTCGCCGCGTTCACGGACGAGCTGTTCGAGGCAGCCAAGCAGGCAGCAGCCGCGAACGGCGGACGGCTCGCCCGCCCGCTCATGCTCGCGCTCGATGAGGTCGCCACCATCGTGCCCGTCCCGCTGCACAAGTGGACCAGCGTGGCCGCGGGCTACAACATCACGGTCATCGCCGGGATCCAGGCGCTGTCCCAGCTGACTGCCCGGTGGGGCGAGCATGACGCGAAAACCATCAAGACCAACTTCACCGTCAAGGTCATCGGCGGGGGTTTCACCGACGAGACCGAACTGGAATCCCTGTCGTCGGTGTGCGGGATGCGGGACACCTGGGATCACACCAGGAACCCGGACGGCTCCAAGACCCGCACCCCCCGGCAGGAACGCCTGTTCCCCCCGGAGCGGATCCGGATGCTGGCGAAGTGGCACATGCTGGTGATCCACCGCAACACCCGCCCCGTCGAGGCGGTCATGACGCCCGTCTGGGACCTGCCTGGCTACCGGCAGGCGGAACTCCCCGGCCAGGACGCCGCCGCCCGCGGGCAGGTGCAGCCTGCGATCGCCGCGCCCCG